ATTCTAAATTCTCTACCGTGTATTTTAATACGGGTTCCAGAATATGCTCGAGTGATTACAAAATCTCCTTCTTTACACCAGGGTCCTGTAGGAAATCTTTCTTTATCAGCATAGGCCATATCACCTATTTTCATCACAAATAAAACTACAGTTGAGTGTTCTTCAATATGTTTTGTTTTATCAGCTTTTATAATTCCACTTTCAAAAGTATCTTCTACTGATGGTACTGCACATAAAATGCGATATCCTTTTACTTCAGGAAGTTGTGTTGGTTTTCTTTCTTGTTTAGGTTCTTCGGCTGTGACTTTTTTGCCTTTGAAATCTACAATAGTTTTATTTGGCGTTATGATTTCACTCATCATCCATCTCCATATTCTTTGCAAGGTCTGCTATGTGTCTTTGCGCAATCATTAGACCCCGAACTATGCCTGCACTGTGTTGGTAATGAGCATAATCTGTTGCTACTCCATCACCTAAATTTTCTAAAATACCTCTGCGTTCATCTTCTAGCCTTTCAGCTAAAAGCTTTAACGTACTTTCTAACATGGGTTAGTCCTTTCTATTTTTAATTTGCATCTCTTTATCTTTTTGAACAACTTCAACGCCTATTTTAGCGCCTTCCATTAGTTCTTTAGATTGGAGTTGTTTTTGCTCCATTACTGCTTTAGCGCCTAAGGTAGCACCAGCAATTCTTTCTTGTGAATCTATTTTCATTTTTTCAAGTTCTAATCTTGCTCTATCAAGTTCTGTATCAGCTTGCATCTTTTGAGCTTTCGCTTGAGCTTCTTGTTCTTTGATTGCTAATTCACGTTGTTGAATTTGTGTTAATGGATCTTGTGCAGCTGCTGCTGCTTCTTGCTGTGCAATCTCTGTTTGATTTTTCTGTAGTAATTGCTCTGAAGCACGTGCTACTAATCTTGAAACTTCAATTTCTGCGTCTTCAGGTAATACTTCATTTGGTGTTGGTAATGGAACACCTAATTGTTCTTCGATTTGTTTTCTATATTCAAACGCTAAATGTTCTGCAATATGAGCTTCCATAGCTGCTTGTACTACACCAGCGTTAGGGCTTTGTCCAACAAGTTGTCTAATCTTAGGATCATTCATAAAGTTCATGTGTACATCTAAATGAGCTTGATGATCTTGATAGATAAACGCTTTAACGGGTTTGCTATTTAAGATGTTCATGTTTTCTGAAACAGGATCTGCAGGTTTCATATCATCTTTATTAGGAATTAGTTTGTCTGCATTCTTAACACCTAATACATCTAACATTTGTTTGTTCAATTCAACCATATCATAAATGTCTGGGTTAGCTTGTGCTAGCTGCATGACTGCTTGATACTGCACAACCTTCTGTGACATAGTAGCTGCATTCGGATCAGATACAGGAATAACTTCAACCATATCGTAATCAGATTTTTTAACATACTCATCACCTTGATCTGGTTCGTATGAATATTCTTCATCGGTATAATCACGAATAATGTTTTTTAAGAGTCTAAACTCTTGTTTCATTGCATAATGAATACGTGCTTGAACGGCACTCATTACTTTTAAAGTTCTTTCTAATATCGCTAATGTTGTTCCTACAGGAGAATTAGCAGACATGTCTGATACTTTTAAATCAGCTGCTGACGCAAATCTTCTACCTTCTTCAATGATCTGAATCATCAACTGATTTAAAACTTGACTTGGCTCTTTATAAGGTAGTGGTAAGATGTTATCTCTGATTGTGCCTGATGGTACATCGACATCACGGAACTCAGCTGGAGCGATAGGAGTATCATCTCCTTTAATTCGTAAACCCCGTGACTTAAAGCCACCAGGTAAATTAGATAGTGTACCTGCATCAACTAACTGACGTAGGATCATTGTGCCTGATTTTGCAAACGCACCAATTAAATGAATTAAACCAAAACAGTAAAATCCAAATCCTGGAACGTAGCCATAGTGCACAAAGTGTTGACGTTTCTGACGAGTCTCATCATCTGGATTCCAGTTACGTCTAATCGATAATATAGTTTGTGTTGAACGCTCAATCGTTACAACGTATGGAAGAGCAATGCCGGTTTTTTCTCCGTCGTCTTCATCTTCATAACCTTCTAAATCTAAATCAACATGCATCTCAAGAAGTTTGAATCTGTTATCTGTCGTTGCATTGAATCCCATCTTCTCTGCAATTTTCTTTTCAACTTCTTCTAAGTCATGTGATGGCTCACCTAATTCAACATCGCGATAAAAGCCAGCGACTTGTAGTTTGCGTAACTCGTTCTTGGTCTTACGCATCACATGAGTGACACGCTCTGCCGATTCTAAATCTGATGCTCCGTAAGGAACAACAAGGTCTTCGGCAGGTATATACATTGACACCTGTCTTTCAAGGCTTGGGTCATAATAGACTTTCTTAAATGCGTTACCTGCTAATCCGAGACCCCAAAGCATTCTTTCGTGTTCAGGACGATACTCTGTCATTACGTCTGTAAGTTGGTAGTTCATGTCCTCTTTTACACGATTGGCTGCTTCTTCTTTAGCTTTAGTTAACTTTCCTATGATTTGCGTTTTTACGGGCCCCGATGCTGGGAATGTCTCCGTCATGGTTTCAGCTTGGAACTTCACTAAAGTCTCGGTTAATAGAGGGTGATAAACATTACATGCACCTTCCCAGGGTTCAGTTCTATCTTCCAACTTCAACCCTAATAAATCTAAACCATCTACATAGGTATCTAACCAATCACGTCGTGCGGTTAGGTCACCTTCATAATCTTCTAATAAATCACTAGCTAAATTCTGAAGTAAATCATCATTCAACTCTTCAGCTAAGTTTGCATTGAACTCATCGTCTGCCATTGCGTCAGGATCAATTTCTATTTCAAGTCCACCCATTTTAATACTTACTTCTTCTGGGTCTTCAATTTCAATCTCAACATCTGGCTCCATGTTAGCCATTTTAGCCATCATGTCATCTATGCCTTGAGGTGCTTGAGATAAACTTTTATCAATATCATTCGCTGCCATATTTATTCCTTGTTATATATTCTTTGAACCGCCTTGAACAGGTTTATTTATTAATCTACTTAATGTTTCTGCATCATACATTTCTGCATTACCTAATTCTCCAAATGGTATTGGAGACGCAGCTTCTGTTAAATTTTCTTTTAACTCATTAGCATTAGAAGATGTTGCTGCTGCAAGTCCTGCTCCTACCCATGGAACTTTTTTCATTAGCTTAGTAATTTTAGTTCCAAAGTGTATTCCTTTTCCTGTATCTCCTATATTACTAGCGCTATTATATATTTCTACAGGATATTGTCCTACTGATGGCCTAGTAGAATAATTAACAGTTTGTAATACTGTTCCTGCTTTTTTAGGGCCATAGTCTTGAGTTAATACTAAATTTGCTCTGCCCGTAGCTTTACCATCAATAATCTCTGGCTCTAGTTTTGTAGCCATATCTGGATTTTGAAAATATCCACCTAAAGTATTAGTAGCTTCTTTATCCATAAAAATTGTTTTACCAGATCTAGGTTGTATTCCAGTAGTTTTATCTTTATGCATAGCACCACTTCTGTTTCTTACAGTCGTAGCATCTCCGTAGTGAGCATATTCAGACCCACGTTCTGTTACAAAGCCACCTAATAAATTTTCATCCATTTTTAAATAACTTCCTGATTTGTATAATCACTAAGTTAACTAAGACTAACAAGATAATATTAAGTATCTTGAGGGCTCTCCACGTAGTTAACAAAGTTAACATCGTTAACTTCAGTATAAAATGCAAACTCTGTAATGCAAAATTATAGAGCATAAAGTCTCTTTTGCCCAGAACTTCTGAAACCGGGTATATCGTCTGGCTCATCAGACGGCAACTTAATGAAACCGCCTTGCCTAAATCGTAACAAAGCCAATGTGGTTGCGTCTACTAAGTCATCGTTCTGACCTGAAGGAAAATCGTTACACTCCTCGATCACTTCGTGAGCCCATCGTTTATCTGGAGCCCATACGATCCCACTATGGAAAAGATCTGAAACTGCGTTAACTCTGCTGATCTTATCTTGTCCCTTACCTGGTGTAAACTCACCAACCGGCACACCCATCCTTCTCATCTCCTGATAAAGTGCTGCTCCGTTGGATTTCTTTTCTACAATAAAGACGTCTGGCTCCCAATCTTTGTACTCTTCCATCACCATAGCCTTCAATTCTGGGAATTCTAAGCGTTTCTTAATTGCATTTAAAAGTATTATATTATAATTATTGACTTCTTCGTTATAAAATACGCCCCAAGTCAACAAAGCATTGTAATCTGCCCGATTATTAGCTTCTTGAGCTGCATCTAACGACATAATTATGAAGTCGCAAGGTGGAGGGGTCTCTTTTTCCCAGATATTCCACCATTCTCTCTTAATTAGTGCACCTTCTTCACTTGTTGGATTCTGTAAATACTGTGCATTCCAATATCTTACATCTAAAGCTGCACGTCTAGACTGTAATTCCTCTAATGACCAAAACTCTGGCCAAAGTGGAACTTCTTCACCGTCTTTATTTTCTAATATTGCAGGAAATTCTACAACTTCCCAATCATCTACATCATCATTCTTGATCATTTGATTAACAATCTGACCTGTTAAATCTAATTTTGACCAACGAGTCATAACTACAATAATCGCACCACCAGGCATCAAACGTTGTAGCGGTCCTGATTGAAACCATTCCCATGCTGGTAAGAAGACGTCTGGTTTACCCAGCTTTGCATCTTGCTCCGAGTGAGGATCGTCGATGATAAACAAGTCAGCACCACGACCAGCAAGAGCACCACCAACACCAATCGCAAAATACTCCCCGTTATAGTTGGTTCCCCATCTGGATGCTGATTTAGAATCTGATTGCAACGTAACTTCTGGAAAAATATCTTTGTATGCTTCTGAACCCACAAGGTTACGCACTCGACGACCGAAATTAACTGCAAGGTCAGCTGTATGCGATGCCATGATAACCTTCTTATGCGGGTGCTTACCCAAAAACCACGCGGGTGCGAGGTACGAGATGAGTTCGCTCTTTCCATGTCGAGGAGCAATATTAACAATAATGCGTTTTTTCTTTCCGTTAGCGATATCTTCAAAGAGTTGAGCCAGGCGACGATGATGTTCTCCAATAATATAATTAGGATATACGTGTTTAATAAAATCTAAAAAGTTATTTTGACTATGTTCTACGTTTTTAATTTCTTCTAAGGTAGCAAGCATTTGATGCAACTCAAGTTGCTCTTGCTTTGGTAATAATGAAATATTTTCTAAAGCAAGTTTTAGTTCTTCAGGAGTAAACCCCTTTATATCTAAACTCATTCTTCACTTTCTTCAGAATCTACAGAACCCATTTCTCCTTCTATATCATTAATAGAAGCTTCAATGGTTTTACCCTTAGTAATTAGTTTAGCTAATTTATTTCTAATTTGTGTTTCTAGATCTTCAGGTGATGCATGCTTAACTACTACTTCAGTTTTTTCACTAAACAAACCAACATCTGATATTTTTCCTAGTAACTCTAGTGCTTTTAGTCTATGTCTAGCGTCAGTATGACCTGTATCTTCAATTAATTTATTAGTTATAAAACGTCTTAACTGAACTGCTTCTTCTACAACCTGTTGATCATAGTCATTGAGCATTTTATATAGATGCTGAACAGTAGCAGGTGTTTCTAATGTCTTAGTTGTGATCTTATTTAGACCAGGATTTTCTTCAAGATCAGTAAATGCTTTAAATAAATGCTCAGCATCTATCTTTTCTTGTGTACTTATAGGTATTTCTGCGCCACCATCAAGCAAAACTTTAGCGGTTTTAGATGCAACTTCTACTTTTTTCTTAAAAGTCGTAGGTGATTCTGACTCAAAGTCATCTGGTAACGGTTTATCAGTTTCTGGTGTAACTGAAATTGGCATATTTGCCTCCATATTTTTGCGAACTAGCGTTGTTGACCCCAATATATATTAAATTGTTTCAAAAATCAACATCATGGGAGTATAATTGAAAACTAGTTCTTATACAAGGAGAACATATGCTAGAATATGTACTCGTAGTTTACTTTGATGCACAAATGATAAAAGGTGAATATGTAGGTCACTTTGCATCGTGTGCACATGCCAATCAATATCTAGAAGAACATCGTGATTTATATAAGGAGCGGACGTGGGACAAATGCTTAGACCAGGATTATCTTTTTCTCCCTCCAGATCTCATCAAGAAGTTTCCAAAATTACATGGCATGAAATGAATTTTAAACCAATTAACCTTTGGTCTATCGGAAGGGCTTGGTCGTGAGTCTACTTACAGACGCAAACCTCAAACTTCTTTATAAAACATTCTGTCGTATGGAACCGTTTGATAAACTCAACATGCCTCATGCACATCAAATCAAACTTAAAGTGACACAACGCAAAGATATTATGGGAGAGTTTGCTCCCGAAGAAAATACAATTTATATTAGTAGTGCTCGCAATGCTCACTTTGATACAATTTGTAAAACACTACTTCATGAAATGGCGCATCTATTCTGCTATAAGGCAAAAGAAGATGAATACCATGATCATGAGAACAAACGTTTCAAATCCATCATCAGACATATAGCCTCCGTTTATGGGTTTGACCCCAAAGAACTTTAACCAAAGTACTTCTTAATAATGTCTAAATGATCCTGATATCTGGCTATCTCGTCAAGTTCTTTTTCTATGGTAGCAATAACATCACTATGCTCACCAATCCCGACTGGATTAGTCAGGTATACCTCAATATTAATTCGATGCTTTTCAATATGACCTTGTGCATGTTTCTCTAAAGCAGTTAATAATTTTTCTCGCATGGGGTTCTCCTTTATTAAAAACTTGATGCTAACACATTAAAAATATAATTGCAGTAATGCGAATCATTACT